GCTACATCCAACAGTCGGTCTTTCTGGTTCTTTTTACGGTGATACTGCAAGCCATGGCCCTAGCAATTTGCTGACAGACCTGATGTATTTTATGTTTACGGATCAGACCGCTGGAGCGGGTGGCTTGCTGGGAATGGACGGCAACAGAAGTTACATGGTCGAAAAAAGCGATTTGGTACTGACTTCTAAGTTTCTTGTGAAAAACAATTTGTTCTTTAATGGTCCAATTGTTGAGCGTACCAATTTACGGCAGTTTTTTAGTGATATTGCGCCGAGTTTCTTATGCAATTTTTCGATAGTCAATGGCAAGTTCTCGTTAAAGCCTGCTTTTCCAGTCAAAAGCGATGGAGATATAAACGATGGCTCTATTACTGGAGCATTATTTTACTGCCGGAAACATTCTTGAGGACAGCTACAAAATTGAGTACCTTGGAGCGGAAGAGCGTCGTGCTTTTAAGGCTGTTGTTCGGTATAGGCAGGAACGCGCCAATCAATTACCAGAAGAGGCAGTTGTTGAGGTAAAAGGAATTGACGGGGATGGTATCTATTCTTCTCCTGGCACCAGTCAGTTGCCTCAAGAAGAATTTGATTTGACACAATTTTGCACGTCCAAAGACCACGCAGTTCTAGTCGCTAAGTATTTTTTAGCATTAAGGGCATATGTAACTCATACGATTAACTTTTCTACGACAGCAGAAGGGTTGAACATCGGCGCTGGGTCTTTTATTAAGGTGACGACAGAAGCAACTCCTTACAACTCTGCAAACACCGGAACGGTCGATGGTACTGGAGCCGTTACAAGCGTTCGAGACATGCCAGATAATTCAGAAGGGTATCCTATTACTTATTTTAGGTCAGGAGATGGAGAAATTGAAACTGGCACTTTAATAGTTTCAAACGACAGGGTTGAAGACTCTACGTATCACAATATTTTGTTTACTGTTACAGCTAGCGAAGTATCGCAAAATATCTATGTTGTCGAGCAATTGACCTTTTCTCAGGACGGCATTGTTGACATTGTTGCTTCTGAGTACCCTTGCGACAGTGGGCAGCGAAGTAAAATTGTTTCAGCTGTACTAAGCTTGGATGACGCAGGCTGGAGCGTTCAGTCATGAGTTTCCCAATCACTAAAGCAGGAAGTACGGAACCGTTTGCTACAGCAGATTACCTGGTCCCCAGTTCTCGTACTTTTGAGTCAGGCGACTATCCAGTGAAAACTTACAAGGCTCAAAGCGGCGCTGAGCACAGGATTTTGTATGGCAGCAACCGTACAAACATGAAGCTGTCGCTTACCTATGCAAATATTCGCGATGTTGATGCTGAGTTGTTTTTAGATCATTACGACACGGTTCAAGGCACGTTCCAGACTTTTGTTCTTGGAAACATCAATGGATTCAACCCAACTCGTGGTGGCTGGGAAGGCAATAAAGACGCTTTAGGCGCAGGGGAGCAGAGCAATAGCTATCGCTATGAAGGGCCGCCGCAGGTCGTACAGGTAGCTTCTGGTCGCAGCACTGTTACAGTGAATCTGATTGGCGTGCTCTGATGGCTATTTTTACTGGCGCTACTGGGAAGCTATTTTTAAACAACACGGCTGACAATGATGATCCTGGCACTGAGATCGCTAAGGTACAGAATTGGAGCTTTAATACGTCTGTATCTTTAGTTAGCACAAAAACGCTGGGTCAAACAGATGATGTCTTCACTCCTGTAGGAAGGTCAACGACCGGCAGCTGTCGAATATTGTATTATCAGCAAACTTTAGGCTCAAAAAGCACTGACGATAGTGCAAGCACTTTGTTAAACAAGGTGATTAAGCAACGTGACAGCGCAACAGATATTCTTAATGGCGCATCACTAGACCAAAACGACGAAGTTGATGCAGCGAAAACGTTTCGCATTCGTCTAACAATTGACGACGGAACAACCGACAACGCAGGAAAAATTACCGGCAAATTCATTGACATGAGGGTTTTCATCACAAGCATTTCGATGTCAATGTCTGTTGGCGAGGTATTAGCTGCAGACATCCAATTCCAGTGCCAAGGCGCCCCAGTTGCGCTTGACATCTGATGAGCATTTATCTTGGAACGCATGGCAAGGTTGAATTACGTCGAGAATTCGACGGTAACGATTTAGTTTCAACGGTAAACGTTAGCGACGTTAATGCAACGCGAAAGCGTTTGAGTTTTGATTTTAAACTTGGGCAGTTGATAACTGGCGATCAGGTCGAAATCACAAGCACCAACGGCGCTGCTCTGTCTTTTTTCAATGGTTACACGAAAACAGGCATCAAACGATTCATCAATGTTGATGCGCTTGGCGGGATACGGTTTTACACGACATTTGCTAATGCGGTGAATGGTGGGACGGCAAACGCTGAAACCTTGGCAACGCCAGGTGGTCGCGCTGCTACAGCACTTGTTGCTGGAACTGTTTACCAGATTGTTACTGTAGGCAGTTCTGACTTTACAGCGGTTGGAGCGTCAGTTAATACAGTCGGCACTGTTTTTACTGCAACAGGAACTACGACAGGCGACGGGACGGTAGGGGAAACGATTCCAATCAAAGTCGTTGTGCAAAACTCTGACTTTCGTGTCATTGCACAGGTAAACAGCTTTGAGCTAAGCACTCAGAGAGAAGTCATTGATACAACAAACTTGTCTGATAGTTTCCGCAGTCAAGTTAGTTCTTTGATGTCTGGTTCGGGAAACATGAGTTGTTTCTGGGAGTACACAGGCGAAACCGTGCAGGACTTGCCAATGTACCTCTTACAGTTGATACTCCGTACAAAAGTCGGCAGCCAGTTTAGAGCGAAATTTTATTTGAAATCTGGAAACCACAACCCAAGCGGCGTTGTAGCAAACGCAAACGATGAGATTTTTTATGAGTTTGATGGCGTGCTAACTGCTTGCGCTTTGCAGTTCAGCCCGTCGTCAACGGTTCAGTTCACTGCTGATTTTGTTACTACTGGAGAAATTGCGTTAAAAGTCAGCCTTGAAAGCCTTGATAAGGTCTTGCAAGAGGACAGCGACGACTTGCTCTTGGACGAAACTGATCCAAGCGGAACAGCTAAGCTATTGCTTGAAAGTTCCGACACTTAGTCCCCGGAGGCAAGTCAGTCATGGCCGACTCAAAAATTTCCGCTCTTACCGAGCTGACGACTGCTATTAGTACTGATGAACTGGCCATTGTCCATGCAGGAGTAACTAAAAGAATTTCAGTCAACAACCTGCTTGATACCGGAATTGCCGCGCTTGGCTCTGGAGATATTTCAGGGGACAAGATAACGTTTGTGAATAACAGCATAGCGACGGCAGCGCTAGCTGATTTAGCTGTATCAGATTTAAAACTTGGGAATGATGCGGTTACAGCAGCAAAAATTGCTGACAACGTAATTGTCAAGCTAGTATCAGCGGTTCCTACTTCTGCTTCTCCCGGCGATTACATTGGTCAGCTGGTTTTAGTTACTTCTAACGACCCAATAGCCGATCAATATAAACTGTATGTATGGGACAATACTGGTTGGCGAGGCATTAAAGCGCCAGGTTCTGTCAATGCTTTTACTGACACGTCAGGCAAAATTAACATAACCACGGCTGTAAGCGCTGGAACGGCAACAATTACCGCTTCGCTTCCTAATACAAGTTCTAGCGCCCAATTCCTTGCAGGTCCTCCAGCTTCTGGCGGAGTGGTTGATTATCGACAAATTGCTATTGCTGATTTACCGACAGCCATAACTGGCACAAAGGGTATTGTTACTGTTAATGGGGGCGGACTCAGTTTAATTGATGGCACAATTGCAATTAACAACAGTGTCACTGCTAGCAGCACTAAACATCTTGTCACTTATGACGCAAATGGTTTAGTTACTGGCGGCAGTGTAATTTCGTCATCAGATCTTCCTAAAGCATCAAGTTCTGCGTTGGGTGCTGTTATTGCTAGCGACGGTCTTACCGTTGATGCAAACGGTAATCTGTCAATAGACTCCACTGGTTTTACCACTGGACCGGGAACGTACACCAAGGTTACAGTTACTTCTAAAGGTCTTGTTTCTGCAGGTGACACTTTAGCTGCTGCGGACATTCCTGATCATTCTGCTGCAAAGCTAACTTCTGGAACAATTGGCTCTTCTTTGATTGCCAATGATTCAATTACGGCAGCAAAGTTAGCAAATGAAGCGACAACTAAATTTGGCGGTGCTGCAAGTAGTGACAACGTAACTATTTTTCCTGCTGGGGACTTTAAGGGACAGTTCTTCTATGACGAGACTACCCAAGATCTGTATATATATACCGGGTCTGCATTTGTGCCCATAACGGTGTTATCAGGAAATCTGGTTAATGCTGGCGCGTATAACGCTAATACGAACCAAATGAGCAGTGTAACGTCTGCTGGTTCTGCTGCTGGCTTTTCTGTTGGAAGCGCTCTACCAGCTCCAGCGGTAACTAATTTAAACCACTACGTGGTTG